GAATACCGAGTATATCGGCGAGGCCTGTACGTCTTGGGCTTCCTAGCAACACGACGACGGTAGTACATTCTTGAACCTATATAACAAATAATAACATTCAGAATGTACGGCCTTATTTATAGTATAACCCAGCTTCTACTCAGCTACCGCCACGCGGGCGTGCTTCACAAGCAGCTGCTTAATCTCAAACCGCCGCAGGATTGCTGCCTGCATGGCCGAGTCCTCCCAAAGCTCGCTGGGGTGGTAGTTGCTCGTGATGATGAACTTCTTGGGCCGGATGTGGATGGCACCCCCCTTGGTCTCAGCAAGGAAGGAGTACTTGTCTACCCAGATCTTCAGCAGGTGCCCGAGCTCCTTGCTGTCAAAGTCATCCAGGATGACAAACTCCTGACCCTGATACCCGTCCCACCATTTGTTCTGCATCTTCAGGTACGCGTCGGGGTGGTCCGCGCGTGCCTTGTGGGACTTGCCCGTGCCGGGAGGGCCGTACAGCCAGAGGCCGCACACCTCGTCCAGATCTTCGGGCTTGGTCATGTTGTCCTTGCCGATCTCCTTCAGGGTGCGGTAGTACCGCACGAAAATGTCATCCGGCACATCGGCCAGGTTGCCGGCCACAGCTGCGCTGCGCGCAGCGGCCCAGCGCTCCTTCTCCGACTCTCCGCGGGCGGCCGGCATCTCACCGGTCTCATACACCTCCGCGTTGGGCTCCTTCCCCTCACACTCGCCCTTGCAGTAGGACGCGGCCTGCTCGTTTGACCCGCGCGTAACCTCCCAGTGCGCGTTGACTCCCAGCTTCCGCACGCCTGCCAGGCGAAAATTCTTCTTGAAAACCACGAATCCTTGCAGGTGGAGTGTACCGGTTCCTGGCGCGACCTCGTATCCGAACACGAGATATCTAACCTCCCAGGACTTAATCCTTTCCACATCAGCATCACTGTAGTTGTTGACCGTGAAACACCATCGGGCTGACTGGGACATCTGTCTAAAACTGTTTGACTTGGGATTGGGATGTAGGTCAGTGGTAATAATGGCCACTGACCTTCATCCCAACCTTAAATCTGCTTCACTTAAAATGGGCTCCGGAGCTTCGTGTATTGCCGGCGTACTGCAGGCACGTGCAGCGGTACGGACTCGTACTGCTGCCTTAGGGTACAATTGTACCGCATGTAAACCCCGCAGTACAGCCCCGGACGCAACGCCAACCCACCATCGAGCACGCGTGGGGTTTGCTCCCAAGGCCTCGCAAACCCTCACGCGTGCGCGATGGTGGGTTGCGTCGCTTCCGGGGCCATACTGCAGGGTAAACTAGCGGTACAATTGTACCCCTAGGCATCAGTACGAGGCCGTACCGCTGCACGTGCCGGCAGTACGCCGGCAATACCCTTCGCCCCGGGAGCAATAGCCTTGGGCCCAAGCATCAAACAGGTGTACTGGATTGACAGAGCCTGCCATAAGCATACCATGGATACCTCCCCGATCGCTTCGCTCGCACCTCAGCAGACCAAGACGATGTCCAGGGTCTGGCCCAAGAGGCTGGTATCCAAGCTCGTCGTACCTATCGAGGTATCGCTCAAGGTGGACGCGGAGGGACACGTCCACGTGTGGCTCAAGATGATCCTCGTGGAGCAGACACCCAAGAGGAAGCTGGAGTTCTAACCGAGTCCGAGGACTCTCATCTGGTAGGTTAAAAAGTTTTCATTCCGAATTTTCTTTCTTTTATTCTCTGGGCGGCTACGCCGCCCAGAGAGATGGGGCCGCTTCGCGGCCCATGGGCCGCTTCGCGGCCCATGGCACCTTATATCCTATTCGTGTGTACCCCACTTTGCTAAAATTCTAAAGGAGGCCCCCTCCGGGGGCACCTTACATCCTATTCGTATATAACCCCACTTCTCAGAATGAAACTTTTCCATCGCCATAGTATTTACATCTTCACACCATCTGTGTGTACTTGCTTCTGATCTTGAAATCAAAAGAACAGTGCTTCGCATGAGTAGGCTCAGCATAGTCGGGATCAGGATAATGATCGGCCCAAATAAGGAGCCACACATCCTTAGTACGATCATCATATGGACCATGCTGCTCCTCACGCTTAACAATATTATAACCAAATGCCTGAGTGCCAAAAGCACCAGCAGCGTCACCAGCAACAGGAGGATTAACCTCACCGGCTACTGCACGATCACCAAAATATGGGTTCACAGTGCTATAATTGCGACCGCTACTGTAGAACAACTTTTTCAAGTGCATTGTTGGATTCTCAGAGTAATTTGGATTACTTGGATCATCAAACATCTGCCCATTGTCATTCACTTGAATAGTATCATGTTTAATAAACTTCAAGTAAGACCGCTTATCAGGATTCTTGAATGAAGACAATGGATGAACAATACGAGGAGCCCAAAAAGACTCCCAAAACTGGTCGATCTTGCTTCTCTCAACAGAGGCAGCAGGTGGAATGTCATCCCACACCTGATCAACTTCACCACTCTGCCACTCCCTATTAGGACCAGCATCATTTTGGAATTGAACTAATGCAACGTGAATTTTGCATGGATTGTGCTTCGCACAATTGAACAAAATATCAACGCTAGACCAGTCATGACGATACTCAGACGCACGAGTAGGAGCATCCTTGCACTCTTCCAGTTGCCACTTTTCAGATCCGCCTCCATCAATCAAATTATTCTGACCAGACTGTCGGACCCAGGAATAATTGATGACAGCGTTACTCAAAGCCACACCCAAAGGAGTGAACTTACGAGCACGATAGAACGGATATAGTGAATTATTTGCGCCAACAGATGGATTTGCAGACAAATTCATACAATACATCGGCAAATCTATCTCCACAGTACGCAAAGGTGCACCACCAGTGATAGGTAGAGTACTCAATGGCAGGGAAAACAACCCTGGCACATGACTAACTAAAGAAGTCATGCTTTGAAAACGCCACTGGGTGCTTTGTAGAGCCATTTGCACCATCTTCTTAAGCGCCTTAGGGCCGTACGACCCGACCTTGCGACCATACTTAGAATAACTCTTAGTATAGGTGGACGCCTGGCCGACAGCAACTGCAGATCCCTTGAGGACCTCGTTCTGTGTAGTATTTGCAGCGGAACGCTGCCTCTTATCAACAGGCATCCTAGCAACCTCGCGACGACCGCGACGTATATTAAATTGAGCACGAGCGTACTCAACAGCTTCCTGAACGTCCCTAAAACGCCTCCACAACTGATTCGCCCTGGCGTAATTAGCAACAAGACCACCAGCACGAAGGGCTGCTTGTACAGCGAGTGCCATCTAACGACGGGAATACCGAGTATATCGGCGAGGCCTGTACGTCTTGGGCTTCCTAGCAACACGACGACGGTAGTACATTCTTGAACCTATATAACAAATAATAACATTCAGAATGTACGGCCTTATTTATA